GTATGGCTGGACTGCGTTCGGAAAAAGAAATCCTCGAAGCGTTTGAGGGTCTCGATAAAGCGCCTGGGTCTAAACAACCTCGTCGTGAACCGTCAGCAGTATCACAGCGTAAGCGCCAACAAGTCTTGGGAGAGACTAACGGATGGGACGCAAATCCCATCAAGAAGTTTCTTCACGGCGAAGAAGTAGATGTTTTCACTATCGGTGCGTTAGCAAAAGCACTAGAGAAAGAAATCGTCACTATTCGTCTGTGGGAGCGAAAAGGATACATCCCTTCAGCCCCATACCGTCTGCGAGCCAAGAACCTGAAAGGGCAAAAAGTCGGTGGAAACCGTGTTTATACACGGGGTCTAATCGAAATTGCCATAGAAGAGTTCGGACGCCGTGGACTTTTAGGTTCCGCTCGTGTAGAGTGGAAATACCACGAGGACCTAACTGATGTGCTTGTAGCACGTTGGAAATCAATCGTGGAAAACCAAGAGTCATAAGACTCAAAACACCAATAGAGACCGCAAGGCTCATTACCAATAAGGAGATAGTCAACATGACTATTGATAAACCGCAAATCGATGCTGACGACTACGACCTCGAAATCGAGGACGAGTTGGATGCTCCAAAGCACGGAACTACCGTGCAGGCTGGCTGGGATGCCGCCGACAAAATGCTCAAGCCAAAGCGTGAAGGCGCTGGGGACTACCCAACCGACTTCAAGTTTTCTGAGCAGGTTCAGTTAGTCCGTTTCCTAGACAACGCACCATTTATGGTCTATGAAATGCACTGGTTGGAAAAGGAAGGCAAGAAGTCATACGTATGTATCGGTGACGACTGCCCACTTTGCACAATGGTTGGCGACAAGCCTCGTGGCAAGTTCGCTTTCAACGTTCTAGTTCTATCGGACGAAAACCCAACTGTGCAGATTCTAACCGCTGGTCCTACCTTGGCACGTCAGTTGCGTTCAGCAAATGACGACCCAAAGCGTGGTCCACTGAACAAGCACTACTGGTCAATCTCCCGTCAAGGAACAGGACCGCAAACCACGTACACCCTTCAGCGTGAGCGTGCGACTGACCTTGCCGAAGAGTGGGGCATCGACCCTGATGATGTGGCTGTGCTAACTGCAAACGCCGTAAGGTACACAACCGACTCAATCTACGTCACCCCACGTGCTGAGTTGGTTCAGGTTGCTCGCCAACTTGTAGGTTAATCAGCCCCACTTATAGGGGGCTAGTGTGTTCTTCTTCCTTCTTTCACACTAGCCCCCTATACTCTTACTTACGACGATGAACATTATTACTGACCAGCAAGCACTCCTTGAGTTTGTAGAACACTACAAGACCGTAGATTCTTTTGCGTTTGACGTAGAAACCATCGGGGAAACCCGTGGCAATCCAATCATCAACGACGTCTGCTGGATTTCTTTTGCGACTGAGGGTCGCACCGACGTTATTCCTATGGGACACCCTAATGGCGACTTTGACCACTGGGATAAGCCACTACTGTTGGCTGGAGAACGTCGTCTTGCCACTGGCAAAGAACTACTGGAATCGTCGTACTCAAAAGACGAAAAGAAGTGGACTCCTGTTTTTACAGCGCCTCCTGCGCAACTCACTCCAGCAGAGGTGTTTAAGGCTATCAAGCCGTTGATGTTCAGCAATCAACTAAAGGTTGGTCACAACATCAAGTTCGACCTCAAATCAATCGCCAAGTATTACCGTGGCACTGTTCCGTCAAAGCCATACTTTGACACTATGATGGCTGCATTTATCGTTAGCAACCTAAACCGTCACAAGTTAGGTCTTGACGACTGTGCGGAACGAGAACTTGGTGTACGGGTACAAAAGGGCGTAGGAGCAAACGTAGCCCTACACTCGTTCGATGACGTGGCTAAATACGCCGCTATCGATGCCGAGATTACCTACAAACTTTACAAGCACTACGACGCCAAACTTGTAGATGGATTACGTCGTGTTTGGAAACTAGAGATGGACGTAGTCGCTGCCCTGTGCGATATGGAACTTGCTGGTGCATTTATGGACGTAGCCGCTCTCAAGGAGTTGGCTACTCGTATTGAGCAAGACAAGTTAGATGCCGAGGCTGCTTGCTACAAAGCCGCAGGCAAGGCGTTCTCAATCAACTCTGTGCCAGAAAAGCAAAGGCTGTTGTTTACGGCTGAGGCTGGTAAAAAGCCACGCATCACAGTAAATACTCGTATCAAGGTAGCCCTAACACCAAAGGGTCAGTTAGCCCTGCGTGAGGGAAAGCCGATTGACCACACCCACTGCTCAGTGTCAGCGGATGCGTTGGAGTTCTACCGTGGCAAGGACAATTTGGTCGATGCCCTGTTGGAGTATCAAGACCTAAACAAATTGATGACCACGTATGTAACCCCATACACGGGCGGTCAGGTCAAGCGAGTTACCAATGGTAAAGAGAAACTGGTAGCCAGAAAAAGCCTGCTTATCAAGGGACGTGTTCACACGGACTTCAAAGCCCACGGTGCTGAGACAGGTCGGTTCTCTTCCACTGAGCCAAACCTACAGAACATCCCATCTTCAGGTGAGTATGGCAAGTTAGTGCGTAATCTGTTTGTTGCTCCTAAAGGCTACAAACTGGTCGTAGCGGACTACTCTCAGATTGAACCTCGTGTAATCGCATCTTTGAGTCAAGACCCACTTCTAGTAAAGAACTACTTGACTGGTAAAGACATCTACACCACTATTGGCGACACTATGGGCGTTGACCGCAAGGCTGGTAAGGTGTTGGTTCTCGCCATCTCATACGGTGTTGGACCAGACAAGATTGCCAGTTCTATCGGTTGTTCCCTACAAGATGCCAAAAAACTACTGGCAGACTTTGAGGACCGTTTCTCAGCCATTACTCGCTACAAGGGCAAAGTTATCCGCCTAGCAAAACAGGCTGGAAACATCCCGTATGTAGAGACCCTGTTCGGTCGCCGCCGCTACATCCCAGAACTGAACCTAAGTAGTCAGGTCGATAAGGGATTGTTGGCTCGTGCTGAACGTCAAGCGTTCAACACTATGATTCAGGGGTCAGCCGCTGACATTATGAAATTGGCGTTGGTTCGTGCCCACTCCTGTTTTGTAAACGAGCCTGACATCAACGTTATCCTGACAGTCCATGACGAACTCGTTACTATTACTCCAGAAGAACGGGCAGAAGAAACCGCAGATGCTATTAGGGAATCTATGGAGGGCATCAAACTGCGTCAGATTACTGTTCCATTGATTGCTGAAGTAAACATCGTAAATAAGTGGGGTGAAGCCAAGTGATGTTTCGTAAAAAGAAAAAGCAAGTAATGACCATCAACGAGGTTATGACCCGTGTTCGTGGTTTTTTGCTAGACTCTCAAATCCAAAATCCACACGAGTTGAGCATTTTACTTGGATGCACCCCGATAAGCGACGAAGTGGCTGAGAAGGAAGAGCAGGAAAGCGACAAGCGTATGGAAAAGGTATCGTACCTGATTCCAGTCCTATACGCTCACGCTCACTCACTGGCAGAAGCCTCAACAGAATTTGAACGAAACTCAGAAGAAACTCCTCAACAAATTCCTACTGAGGTTTGGACATATAATAAAAAAATGCTCCACGAGATTTCTATGGCTGCCCTGCTGGGGTCTATCTCCCAGTTGGTGGATATGGGGCTACTTTCTATCCCAAAGGAGAAACGATGAGCAACGCAGACTGGTGGGCTAAAAAACTAGGTCAACCTGTACCACAAGGTCGCCCAGACCCTAGTCCAGTAATGCCTCCTAGCCAGCAACCGATGCAGGTGATGCCTTCCTTTCAGCAAGCGAAACCGCAAGACCTCTCTAGACTTGCGCCTTCGTCTAAAAGCACTGCTTCGTGTCCTGACTGCGGGTCGGGCAACTTTATGGCTCCTACGCCGCAAATTGCGCCACGATGCTATGACTGTGGGTATCCCGTTCAGCAATCGGGTAGTCGGTTTGGCTCGCTTACGGGCGCTCACGTTGAGGGCACTACGCAGCAAGCGGCAGGAAACGACACTTCCAACAACTGGAACCCTCAAGGGATTATCGGACACGTCTAACTTATCAAAGGAGAGAACAAGTGAACGAGATATTTATTTGCACAGGTTGCTATCAAACTCAAGGAGAAGATAGTGGGTATGATTACTGTCGCATATGCGATTCCGCACACTATTTTTCGTGGGTAGAGGACATAAATGAGTGAGTCTCAAGCCGAGCGCCTAATCAAACTGCTAGGCATCATTGCTCGTGGCGTAAACCCTGATTGGGGCAATGTAATTAAGAAAATTGTGGATAATGACTAATCTAAAAGAATTTGGCA